CGTAATATTCCTTACCTTGGTTATTTTTTCTAATATTTGCCATGCACTCACTATAGCAAGTTAGGTCGTTGGTGTCAATAGAAATACTAAAGGCTTTAAATGAATAAGGAAATGTAAGATATGTCACATATATATAGCACAAATATATTATTAATCACCAAAGCAATATTCTGATATATTTTTGAATATTGGAGAATATAATGTCTCAATTTAATGCAGCAAGAGATTTAGAAGATCAATTTTTTACAAAATTAAAAGAGATTAGTTCTCGTCAAGGAATGAAGCCAGAAGATCTATTATTAGTTATGTTATCAGAATCTGGAGCTAATCCAGGTATATTTAATTTGGCAACTCCAGATAAAAGTAATGCAGCAGTTGGAATATTTCAATTTATGCCAGCAACATTAAAAGGTTTAGGTTGGGATAAAGGAACTATAGCATTTTCAAAATTACCTGCATCAGCTCAATTAGATTATGCAGATAAAATGATTACTAGTCTTAGACAAATGAATGGCGGTAAATCTTTTCCATCTGCAGCAAGTTATTATCATGCAAATTTTTTCCCTAAAACATTAAAAAGAGGATCTTCTCCAGATACTATAGTAGCAAGTGGATCGGCAAAAGATCGTCTTGAACAAATGGCATATCAAAATAATAAAGGTTTTGATAAAGATAATAAAGGTTATATCACTGTTGAAGATCTAGACAAATCATTATCGAGAACAAGATCTTCTTCAACATATAAACAACTATTAGATCGTTTACATTCAGCTTCATCAGGATCATCTTCTTACATAGAAGATAAAGAAGTTAAATCTAAACCTACTTCTGATAAAGAAAATATTTCAGATCTTTCAACTGCGATAAAAGATATTACATCAGAACTAGATTCTTTCGCATTATCTAGAGATAATAAATTATTAAAAAGATTATCATATTATTTAGCTTTAGGAAAATAAGAATGGACGAGAAAAAAACATATTGTGAAGTTATAGCTTCAAAACTAAAAAACAAAATGGTAGAGATCTATCTTGGAGATCTTTATGAAACAAAAAATTATGCAGATACAGATCGATCTTTGTATTTTATGATTTGTGGGAAAATTATAGATGCAGAAGGAGATTGCCTAATAGTAGATTGCTTATATCTAGATGAAAAAAACAAATCAACGCATTTAGGTAATATAGCTTATATTAATGGCTATTCAATAAAATCTTTGACTAAATTAAAAAATGGAACAACAGAAGATATGTTTATGACTCCTAAATATTCTAGACGACAGTCAAGATAAAGGTAATTATGCAAATAATATCAGATGTTAATAATTATTATAACCTTATTGTAAAAGAAGCTTTTATAAAAAAAGTTAAAAATAAATGGAGAGTTGTATCTAGAAAAGGTAAAAATCTAGGAGAATATTCCACAAAAGAAGAAGCTATAAAAAGATTAAAACAGATTGAATTTTTCAAACATAAAAAAGCTTCAACTGAAGATAGTTTATTTAAAAACAAAATAGATTTATTTATTAATAATACAAAAACAGATACAACATTAACAGATATATGTAGAAAATTAAATCAATTAGATCCAAATTCAAATATTAAAAATAAATTTATAGAACTAACTACAGATTATGCAAATAATATTTTTGCATCAAATACTTATGACGATACAACTTCTTATGATATTTTTGATATCATAGATCATCTGCCATGTATATTAGCATTACAAACAATAAAAGACAGCAAATATCCAGAAAAAAATAATCTCAAATGTGATATTGAAATTTCTTATGATAAAGACATTTCACCATTAATAAAAGAGTTTTATAACAAATATAAAAATCAAGTTGTTGTAAAAAGTTATCTACAACCAAAATTAATCAAATCTGCTCAAATCGTTAACTTAGGAGATCCGGATTATGCAGGAAAATATTTATCTGATATTATGAAATTCGTAATGCAGAGAATATCAGAAGAAAATAGACCAAAGTCTTTGTTGAGTTTGAAAAATAAAATCTTAAATTTCAATGAAGTTGAATTATCAGAAAAGAAAACTCCTGCTTCAGCAGCTATTGGTCAATGTATAACGTTTCTAAAACACATATTAATCAATCATAATCCACAATATATTAGGGCAGTATTAAATAGTATAGCTAAATATTTAATCTAATTTACGTGTGTCAATTTGAGAATTGATAGGAATAATCTTCTATTTTAGTATGATCGCGATAAAAAATTTCGGTGAAGTTACTAACAAGATTTGGCGAGGAGCCGCGCCAACAATTAACGATGTAGTTTCTTTAAAAAAGGATTTTGGAGTTAATAAGATTATTAGTTTATCGGAATCAGATGGTGAAGCAATAGCAAGAACATGTCAACAAAATGAAGTCAAACAAATTATAATTCCTATTATTTTTGAAGATCGATTTTCTGTTATGAAATTGTTTGGATATGATATTAGAAATTTGTTACTTAATGGCAGTCCAACATTTGTACATTGTCATGCAGGGAAAGATCGCACTGGATTATTAATAGCTGTATTTCGTTGTAAATATCAAGGTTGGTGTTGTAAAAAAGCAATCGCAGAAGCAAAATTATATGGGTTTGGAAAATTCGCAGATCCTAAAATAATTGATTTTTATAAACATTTAATTCATTCATTTTGTCCAGTATGTTCAAAAGACGAAGTAAAAGAAAATGATGTAAATAATGATGATGACAGTGATAATACTTCAGTTATTCACTTTGGCTTAGATCCTAATACTTTAACAAGCTTTGCTCCAAAAGATTATTATTCCTGGTCAGATACATTAAATAATTTCGATCAAACAGAAAATTTAGCAAAAAAAGATCAGTTTCAAATTTCAAATAATATTTATCCAGCAGATGTAAATAAAATGCATAATGTTGGAAATTCACCACTCACTGATTCCGACTATGCAATATCTATTATAGATCCATTGATGATGGATGGTGAAAAAATGGCAAGTTTATTTTTTAAAGGATTCGATAAAATTAGAAAACTAGCAGGCGCAATAGAACAATCATATCCAATTTCATTTGAAGATAAACAAGCTGCTGAAAATATTAAAGAACTAGCAGAATCAATGGATTCAGTAATTGATAATATTAATAAAGAACTTGAATTAATTTATACGCCATTTAAAAATAATCCAAATGTATCTCAAAAAGAGATATGGGATAATCGTGGTCAATTAAGAAATTATATTAAAGAAATTAATGATCACTTAAATAAATTTAAAGAATATGGAATTCAAACATTAAAGTGGTTAAAACATTTTGAACCAGATACAAATTTTACAAGTATCACAAATGCATTTGAAAAAGCCTCAGAAGATCTAAATCTACAATTTGAAAGACTATCTGATGTTGTAAAAAATATTGATAATCCTGATCTTCCAAAAGGATTGGTTACAGCGATAGATAATATTAAAAAAGAAAGCGCACAATTAAAATCAATTATAGACACAAGATTAATTTCACATATTAATGATAATATTTTACCAAATCAAAATATTTTTACTGATAGCTTAGAAAATACTTAAAATAATATGTATATTTTCAGATAATATGTAGATATTTGTTATATATATTTTTGAGGACAAATTGATTATTAAAACTGGCGATTGTACTATATTATCCATCATCGATCCTGATGATGAATTAAAACAAAAAGCAAAAAAAGATCTTAAGAAAGCCAAAGAAGATATTGAAAAGCCTGAGCTTTCAAAAGATAAGAATTAGGAAATATTAAATGGCATTTCTTAAATTAGGTGAAGCTATTGATGTCACAAATGCAGATATTTTAACTGCAGAAGCTGTTTTCGCTGATCCAGATATTAGTGAACGATTTACAAAGATTGCAGCTGATTTGAAAAAAATTGCTCCCAAAGCAGAAGACTTTTTATATTTTTCTGCAATTATGATGCACGCATCAGAAGCATCGTCATTAAATGATGATGGGAGTATTAAATTAACTGCCTCGGGCGAGCCTGTAAAAGTTGGATGGGAAACTAATGGAGATAGTTGGAAATGGAAAACCAATGATCCTAAGATACTTCCTTATAAAAATTGTTTTCCAGCTAAAACTCAAATTTTAATGCATGATGGAAGCTCAAAAAATATTGAGGACATAGTTGCTGGAGACTTGGTATTCACACATACCAATTCAGTTAAAAAAGTAGTTAGAACATTTATTACTCCTCATGATGGCGAACTATTAGAAATAAAAGCTTCTCATGGTCCGTCAATTCAAACAACAAGCGAACATCCATTTTATAGGCTTAATGTTGATAAATTAGAAGGATCGGCACGAAAACAATTAACTCGTGATATTAAAAAAGGAGAATCTGAATTTGATTATTCATTTATTCCTGCAAAAAATCTTGAAATTGGAGATATGCTATTAGCTCCTCAAATTTCTCAAGATTACAAATCAGTATATTCTGAAGAACTAAATGGAAATCGTGCAAGATTATTGGGGCTGTTTGCTGCAGAAGGATGTTATAATAGAAAATATAATAAACTTCAAGGTGTGATATTTACATTCAATATTAAGGAAACATATTTTGCAGATCTAATTGTAAAAATATGTGAAGAAGAATTTCCGGAATGTTCAGTTAGAGTTAATCCTAGTCCTACAAGATCTATTCTAAATGTATCTATCACTGGTCATAACATTGCTCAATTTTTCAATTATCATTGTGGCGAATATAGTGATAAAAAAATTCTCAGCAAAGAATTAGTATTTGGTTCGGATGATGTTAAAAGAAATTTTCTTATGGGATGGCTAGAAGGCGATGGCTGTTTAATAGAAGGAAATAAAATTATTGGAGTAACAACGTCTCCATATATGTCTTGGCAAACAAATTTAATGTTTCATTCATTGGGAATATCGTCATCATTAAGATATAAAAAATCAGATGGCGTTTTTAAACAAGTAAATAAAAATTATCCGGCATGTAAAATTTCAGACTCATATCGTATAGAAGCTTATGGAACTTGTTATAAAAAATTAAATTTATCAAGCCCTAAATATGATTCGTTATATAAAGAGAAAGATAATAAAGCGTTAAAGAATATGACATCATTTATTGATGGAAATTTTATACGCACTATTAAGCAAATAAATAGAATTCAATTTAAAGGAGATGTATACAATTTTGAAGTTGAGGGCGATAATTCTTACATTGCCAACGGATTTAAGGTGCACAATTGCAATCAAGACACATTCCCTGCGCCCGAACTATTAAAAGCTTATAAACAATGGGTGGGAAAACCTCTTTGTATTGACCATAAATCATCATCCGTCGATCATGTTCGCGGAGTTATTATTGATACTTATTATGATCATAAAAACATGAGAGTAATCGCTCTTTGTGCGTTAGATCGTAAAAGTTATCCGGAACTAGCTCATAAAGTTGCAACAGGAGTTTCAGCTTCAGTTTCAATGGGAACAGCAGTTGGTAAAGCGATTTGTTTTGATTGTGGAAAAGTTGCAAGAACAGCTGATGAGTTTTGCAAACATATGCAAAATAAAACAAGCTATGCCGAAATTAACGTTGATTTACAGCCAATTGAATTATCAATTGTCGTTAATGGTGCTGATAAAAAAGCAAAAATTAAACAAATCATTGCTGCCGCAAACAACTTAAATAATTATCTTGATATGAAAAAGCAAGAACTTAAAAAAGTTGCAAGTGAAGAAGCAATGAAAGAACTTGCTGATTTAAAGAAACAACTTAATGATGCAAAAGAAAAAGCTGAAGAAATTGAAAAAATTCTTCAAAACGATGAAGAAATCGTAAAAGATTTAGAAAAAAATGAAGAGAATTCTGCTATTGATCAAAATGTAGAAGAAAACTCTAGTAATAATAATGCAAATATTGAGAGTAAGGCATCAACAGAAATCTCTGACATGCTAAACAAACTTAGCTCAAATTTACAATACTTGACAACCAAAATAGATTCTCTAGATTTAAAAGGTGCTACTGTGAGTGATATTACCAAAAAATCATATTTTCAAGGTGGTGGCGGCGTAAATGAACCTCAAAAATACCCCGCTGATCCAATGAATGAAAAAATTCGTGAAGAAGCTCGTGAACTACAAGTTGACGATATGGGTCCAGTTGATGGACTATATCCTGGTGATATGGAAAAAAAGAAAATTTTGCTTCGTGCGCAAGAAGAAGAACGAAAAATTCGTCGAGCAGCAGCACTAGAAAAGGCAAAAAATAATCTTCAGACAACTAAAGAAGCTTATTTCCAAGGTGGCGGAAAAGAAAACGAACCACAAAAATATCCTATTGATAAAGGAAATGAAGCTCGTGAAGAAGATAAACATTTAGTAGGCAAAAAGCCATTCCCAGGAGTTGGCGATGTTGAAGGTCTACTTGGTGGAAAAGAAGAACTTGCTCAAAAGAAATTGCTACAACGTGCAAATCTAAAACTACGTTTCGTAAAAGCTGCAAATTTAGACGGAACTCATAATCCAGGAAATAGTGCTTGGGAAGTTTTAGCTGATGACAAACGAGTTTCATCATTTACAGTTAAAGAGCTATCAGCCGGACGTGTAGAAGCTTTATATAATGTAATTGCTTCACGCAACTTTGGTATTGATATGCTCAACAAAATTAAAACTCATGGTTTTGAAAAAGCTGCAACTATGTTAAAGCGAGCTGATGATGGCGGATTAACTCCATCTGGCGCAGTAGCTCCAGCAACAGAAGCTCCAGCACCTGCTCCAGCAGCTCCAGCTGAACCACCTGCTGATTTAGGAATGGAATTACCTCCTGCTCCAGCAACAGAAATGGAAACTCCAGAATCAACTGAGTCAATTAAAAATCCATCAGAAAAAGCACAAGAAGCTGTAAAAGAACTAGAAAATGTTTCTTCCGATGTAGCTGAAGCCGTAGAAGCTTTAGTCGGTGAACAACCAGAAGTTGCAGGAGAAGCTCCAAAAACAGCATCAGTGGAAACACGTCAATTATTCCGTATGCGTAGAGAACTCAATTCATCACTAATTACTAGTATGAAGAAATGCCGCGCATCATTAGATCAGCATAAAAAAGAACTCGAACTAATTGCCAGTATGTCAGGAAATATCAGTTCTTCAAATAAAAAAGAAATGGATATTCTAATTGCTGATGCATTTAAAGATGCAAAAGAAGCTGTAGCTGGAGCGCATCAATTATTAGGAGCATTTGTAAAATATGCTCGTGGAACAGAACATCTAGTTAAACGTGCACAAAATGAAATGCGTATAAAGACTGCAGAACGTCATGACGGAATGGAACATCTATTAGAAGACTCTTCAATGGATGAACATGAGCCTACACTAGAAGAACTACTAAACGAAGATGTTGGAGTTCATTCTGTAGAAGATGAAGATCATGAAGATTACGAAGATCATGATGAATCAGCAGAATCAGAACTACATGATGAAAATTTAAGTGATGATGTATATACAAAACATCCAGAAAAGGTATCAGAAATTATGTCACATAATCCAGAAGCAACTGTGCATGTTGCCTCAACAAAAGAAGGTAGAGCAGCTTTACGAGCAAAATTAGCAGCAGATATCGCTCTTGACATGGACATGATTAATGATGCCCATAGTGAGAAAAATCCACGACTCGATACAGAAACAAAAGCTCAAGATGAGCTTGATGTAATTGAAGGCGTAGAAGCAACTCACGAAAAAATGCTTGATATCGTAAATGCTCCAGTTAGCGTACGAAAAGAAGCAGAAGAAATTCAGAAACTAGTTCTAGCTGGTGAAATTTCAGCAAAAGATGTTGATAGTTTGGTTCGTCATGGAGCTGATGCTCAAGCCGTTTCATACTGGAAGAAATTCTTTGGTGAATCAGGCAAAGAAGGTTCAGAATTCGCAAAAGAACTAGTTAAAGAAAATGAAAAAACCAAACTTGCTGAAGATCTAAAGTCTTACAAGATCAAAATGGCTCGTGCATATAATCTAGCTTATGAAATGGCTCTCAAAGATGTAATTTCAAAAGAAGCTTCTGCACTAGAAGCTAAAGTTGAAGAAATCATGGAATGGAATGACGCATCATTTAATTCCGTCAAAAAGTCATTAGCCAGTATGCACGCACTATCAAAGTCCGCATCCACACTTCCTACAGTTGGTTTAATTGGAAATAGTGTTGCATCATCATACGAAAAACCCGCTGATGATATTTATACAATGTTTTCATCACACTTTAGTAAGGGTCGCCACTAATTTTAAATTTCCTGCCTAGATCTTCTATCTAGGATTTCTAGGCAGGTTTTTTTTATATTTTGAAAATTTGATAAGGCTTGAATATGTACAAAAATATTTTCTCAGATTCACTTGCAATTGAAATGGAAAAAAATCTAAATAGCGATGCAAATAAACGCATTTTTTCCAAAGCTTCCGTATTACAAAAATTAGCTTTTGATGAATCACCAGAAGAAGTTTGCGCTGATGATACTGATATTTTAAGCGCAGAAGATGTTGAAGAAGAAGAAGTTCAATCAGCAGATGATTCAGAAGTTTGCAATTCTGATGAAGAATGTTCAGATACCAAATGGGCAGATGATCAGCCTATGGATCTAGAAGTAACAGCTTCAGTTAAACAAATGCTAAAAATTTCAGAAGTACTTGACAGTTGTGGTTTTGAAAAATCAGCAGCTTTAACTATCGGATTAGCTCAACGAATTATCAGTGAAGCAAAAGCAAAATCAAGTGACAAGAAATCAGATAAAAAGTCTGACAAAAAATCAGATAAGAAGTCTGATGCAAAAAAGTCACCAAAGAAACCAGTATCTAAATCAAGCAAACCAAATCCATTTGCTAAAAAAGATACTAAGGATTCAAAAAGTTCAAAAGACTCAAAGGATTCAAAAGATTCCAAAAAGTCTGACAAAAAAGATACCAAACCTTCAAAAAAATAAGAGATAAAATGTTCACAAAAACATCAGCTGCTAATGAAGTAGCTCTGGCAATGGAATTATCATTAATTTCAGAAGCTGAAGAAGAGACCTTTGGATTGAGTAAAATTGCTCAGGCTGTAGATCATTTAAATTCAGCGGCTGATATTTTTGATGATGTTGGATTGTCAAGTGAAGCTGAATATTTAACTAATCTAATTGAATGTTTGGCTAAAAAATCAGAGGAACGAAAATCAAAAAAATCCTCTAAACCTGCAAAAAAGAAAACTAATAAAACTGAATCAAAATCTGAAAAGAAAGATTCTAAAAAAATTAGTATTAAAGAAGCGGCGGAAGTAGTCAAATTAATCAATTCACTTAACTTAACCAAATAATTATTTATTATTTCAAAAAGAAGCGGGAGAAATCCCGCTTTTTTGTCATTTAGATATACATATTTGATATATTATATTTGAGGACATATGTTAAAAATCGTTCAAATTGGTAATTCCATTCCGCACAGCTGGATTTGCGATCCTTCAGCAGAATTTGAGCCTGGACAAATAGCCCAATTAACTTTAATTGGAAATCAAGTTATGGCAACTGTAAGTGATGGTCGTGCTCCACTTGGAATTATAGATGATATTAAAACAAAAGCATTTACGGCATCATCATGGGATGAAAAAGTTATAGTGCCAAATGTTCCATCTACATTGGTTAATAATAGGCTAGTAACTACAAGTGATCAAACGGCATTTTTAGATAATCCAAATATTATTCCTTTGAGTTTTAAATCATTACAACTTGATGTTCAATTGCGTGCTCGAAATGGAGCTCTTGTATTTCCAGCAGGAACTGAGTTAAATTTAGATCTTAATGGTGATGGAATTCCAGACTCATTGTCAACTTATGTTAGATATTTATATACCGTTCCAAATATTATTGGTGATGATTCCACTCAAGGTAGCGGAAGAATGACAGTTTGGTTTCAAAGAGGAATATTCCAAACAGATAAATTTGAAACCAATCAGTTATATCCATTAAATGGAAACTTATTTGTTTCTGAAAAAGGATTTATTACAACTCGTCAACCAACAGATAAACATCCATCAATTGGATATGTCACAGCACCACCTTCAGCTGTAATTCCTACATTAGAATTTGTTTGGCTGTAATTTAGTATATTATTTGACATAATAGTTTTTGGAGCCTTCCCGATGACATATAGTAATATTAATAATTTTAATTCAGAAGTATTAAGTAAATTTATAAAAGAAGCTGAGGCAAAAGGTATTATGCCAAAAGCAAGTTCCGAAAAAACAACACAATCATTACAACCAAGCAAAGATTTGTTTGAAAATATCTTCATATTAAGTGCGGGATTAAAAGATATAGGACTATCAAGTTTTGCACAAGAACTAGAAACAAAATTTCTACAATATAAAAAAGCAGAAAAAGATCTTTATAAATTCAATCAAAATGCAGGGGTGCAAAAATTAATTGACGCTCATAAAAATGATACATGTAAAACAAATAATGTCATAGAAACAAATAAATCAGTTATTGATGTAATGAATAAAAAGGCTCCAAAATTAAAAACATCACAAGCTTTAAATAAAAAGATCTTAGAAGAATGTATTATTGCATTAGCTGCAGAACCAAGCGCAGCTTATGATACAGAATACAGATCATTGGTTTTAGAAGGATGCAATATATTAAAAACATCTACACAAGAAATTTTAGATTATGAAGCTAAAACTAATCAATTTAATTCCGTTTTCCAGGGAAAAGATGATATTGAAGATCTAGATGAAAAGTTAAAAACAACATTAGAGTCAAACAAACCAATAAATATAGCAACTATAGATGATATAATTTCAGATATTGATGCTGCAAATGAACTTTTAAATAATAAACAGTGGGTTGGAAAAGTAAATGTAACACCACAAATTAAACAAAATTTTAATAAAGCAGTATCATTAGCAATGTCTAAATTTAATGCAGCAAAAATAATTATTGCTAAAGGAAAAGAAGGCGAACAAGAAGCTAAATATCACCAAGGGTTTTTAGATACAAAACGAGTATTATCAAAATTAGATGAACTATCAAATAAAATCTCAATTGCAATAAATTTTGCCAAAGAACGTAAAAATATAATAAGCTCTCAAATTCCAAAAACACCAATTCAAAAAGCAAATCAACAAAAACTAATAACAAGATTAGATCATATTCAAGATGCAGCAAATCTAATCATTGATGAAAACAATAAATTAAAATCAAAACAGGAATTAAAATCTCCAACAATTCATATTGGAACGGTAGCAAAAGTTCTTACAGAAATGCAAGCAATATTAACACAAAATAATATTTTATCAAATCTAGGTAAATTTAGTTTTGAGATATTGAAATGGGAAAATTTCACAAATATTGAGTCAATTGAAAAATGGAATAACCTTCTATCAACTTATATCAATAATAGTATTAATGGCGTATACACACAAAGCAAAAAAGTATTTCCAGATATGGAAGAACGTAAAAAACCAGAACCTCAAGCAGAGCCTGGTGAAGAACCAAGTTTTGAACCAATAAAATAATTTTTAGGAATCAAATCATGATATCAATCAAAGAAGCGGCATTAAAATACAAATATGAAATGATTGCTAAAAAGGCACAACCAGCAGCACCAGAAGTTTCATTGGATGATGGGAAATCCAAACCAACTAAAGAAACTGGATCACAACCATCAGTAGCAAGTACACCAATTTATGTTTCACAATCTTCACATCAAAATATCATTGCATTACAACAAGCACTAATAGATTTATCTAAATCATTTTCAAAGCCAATACCTATAGGACCACATCATACAAATCCAACAAAAGAATCTCCATTTCTAAGCTTTGTTGTTAATACTCTCGGCAATACAACTATGCAAAGAACTGACGCTCCAACAGGAGATAGATTGACTCAAAAAGATTCCGATAAAACTCCTGTTGAAGTATTAAATCTACAAGATTTTCTAAAATCATTCAGTATTATTGGAAAACATAACGCAAAACAAGAAACTATACCTGATGGTAATTGGGGAAGTTACACTCAAAAAGCAATAGAAAACGCATATGAGCTTTTTAAAATGTTAGCAAATACAGTAAAAACATTGGGAGTAAAAGATCTGTCACCTATTGTCGAATCAATGAAACAAAAAATTCCAACAGATGTAAAGAAACAAACACAAGATCAATTAGACGCATTAGCCCCAACTATTACAGAATTTATAAATTACATTAAAGTGCTATATTCGACTTTTGAAAAAGTAGTATTAGAAAACCCAAAGTACAAAGATTACATTAATCAAGATAAAGCATTTGAATCAAAAATAACACCATCTAAAATAACATCAACAAAAGAAATATTAAAAAATTTTGATCCAACTACAACAAAAATAACTATTCCTAAAAATTTACATGATATGAATTCAGATAAAATAGAAATATATTTAGATAGTTTGACAACTAAAGATAAATTTATAAAGATGTTGGATGATAATAAAATTGTTTTTGTTGCTGGAGATAAAAAAGAATATCCTGCCTCTAAATATTTAGACGCCGCATTAGATGCAATCAAACAATATCTTACATTTGTAAACAAATCTAAACAACCTGCAAAAACAACTGCGGTTAAATAGGATATTTATTATGTCTTTAAATAATAATCAACAATTAAAAAACGAATTACTAAAAATCGGATATGATTTTGCGAAAAAATATAATCAATTAAATATAATTGCACAAGCACAACCTACAACACAAGCAATGTCTTATCAAATAGCTTTAGAATTATTAGAACCTTTGCGAAATGATATTTCAAATAAAGATTCAAATATATCTGTAGATGCTGAGCCAAAACCAATAACAACAAATGATTTATCTTCTTTACCACAATTATTAGAATACATAAAATCTAATAAAATAAAATATAGGGGTGAAGAAATTGTTCCGCAAGCAGTTAAAACAGAAAGAGGAACTGATACTGCAAAATTAACAGTATCTTCTGTTGAAGGTTTGCAATCTTATGTTGAAAAATTAAGAACAGACGCAGTATCAAGTGGTAATGACATTTTTATGTTAATGATTGGTAAAATTATAAAAGATGTAAATTCGCAGTACAAAACTAATATTAAAGAAATACAATCTGTTGTTGAAGAAAAAGCATCATTATCACAATCTAAAGAAAAAGCTCAAGAAAAATCACAAGATTTAAGTACATCTTTTCCTCCTTCGACTATCATAGATCATTTACCTTCAACTATTAACATCTTTAAATCAGACATTATTACATTACAAAGTAATCCTGGACAAAATGAATTAACTTTACAAGATCTTGAAAGTCCGGCTACTGCATTTGAATTTTTACATAGCAAAAATTTAGACATATATACTTCAGATTCAACATCTGCAAAACCAAATCCAGATTCAAAATCATATTTGAAAGATGTAAAAGCTTTTGCAGAATTTCTAAAAGAAAGATTAGACCGTTTTTCAAGAATGAATTTGGGAGATTCTTTTTTTGGTAATTTAAAGAAATCAAATCCAAATCTAGTGAAAGAATATCAAAAACTTGTAGATAAATTATTAGGTCAAACAAGCTCTATACCAGGAGCTGCAGGAACAAAGCCAGGAGAACAAAAAAGTCAAACTTCTACATCTCCTGTTACAGATGTTATTCAAAAATCAATTGGAGAAACATTAACTACTCTAACAGAATTTTCAAATGATCCAGCAAATATTAATTTGCAACTAATATATAGTTTCTCTAAATGGTTAAAAGATTCAAGTCAATATTTTTCAACATATCAGCAATACAATATTTCTTCATTGATTGATAAAATACAAAAATTAGTACCAGATATTCAAAATCAAACAGGATCTTATATCTTTTCTGCTAATCCAAGACAATTTGTTGAATCATTGACATCTAAATATGCAAGAACAGCAATTACACAAGAAATAAGAGAGACATTGCTAGCATTTAAAGAAATTTGTAATGCATTAGTTTTAGATCCACAACTTGCTGCATTCAAAAGATTTTTTGAAGAATATATTCGTAAACTAGATACCGTAATTCCTTCTATTTCACATATAGCTCAAAGTTTTGAATCATTAGATCGTAGACACAAATAGCAACTAATTAATTACTTTAAGGAAATTAAATGGGATATGCATTAAGAAAATATGCAGAACAACAACTTCAATTGGAATTATTTGGAAGTTATTATGACGGAAATACATTAGTAAAAAGCGCTGAAGGCGGTATTTTAAGTTCATTAAAAGATATAATAACTTCAGAAGTTCAAAAATTTGTTGGCTCTGGAAATATGTTGGGTAAAATTGCAGATTTCTTTGTATCTGGAGCTTTGTGGAAATTTAGTCCTGCATTATCTATTATTTTTACTGCTGCAGAAATGTTATTTGGATTTGACTTATCAAATGTATTTAAAAGTATATTTGATGAAATCGCAGGATTTGTAAAAGATAAATCTGCAACATTATCTGATTCCGTAATAGATAATATTACAGGATCTGCTGTTGAAAACGGGATAACAAAAAATAAGTCTATTGTTGATTCATCATTTGATACGATTGCAAATATCTATAACACTATAAAAGGTTATGTTACACAAAAAAGCGCTTATGAAGAAACAAGAGATCAGCTTCTCATTATTAGATATGCAAAGAAAAATGATTTAAAAAGATGTATCGCTGCTGGTATTGGCTCTACAGGAATGAAAGGTTTATTAAAGAGTATTATAAAATATGTAGTTAGTGTAGCTTTAGCAGCCGCTGGAATAAAAGCTACAACAACAGCTATTACCGCTGTAACAGGAATTGGTAAAAAAGACGAACAATCTTCATCTATATTATCTTCATTACCTATGCCAAAAACACATAAGTTACTGCCAGATAAATCAGTTTTTAGTTCTTTCGATATAGATCATATTAATGATGGTGTTTATAATTTTTGGGCAGAACCAAATAAATTAGGCAGTATAAAAAAACAACTAATAGATTGGACAACATCATTATATCCAGAACTAAAAGGTCATGAAGATTTATTTGATTCGTCTACAGATTTTCAAAAAATACTTCAGTTATTTTTAACCAATAATAAAGACTCAAATTATATTATAGCTATGCCCAAACCTTTTACGTCTTTATATCAATTAATATCATCTTTTGTTGGTGATGTTGCTGCAAAATTAAATTCCAACAATCTTCTAACTACAACTCCACAGCCTCCAAAACAATAATCTAGTATATTTGTATTACAAGGATTTTTTCATGAGCGATAGCGAAGTTTTTAATTTATATGCGGAATTAGTTGAACAACAAGATCAATTAATTGCAAATGCAGCAAAAAAGAAAGAATTCTCAACAAGAGAATCTTTAACATCATCTATGTCAAAGAAAAAAGACGATCTTAGCATTTATGAGATTATGTACGGAATCAAACCTAAAGATCTAGGTGCAGATTATGAAAATAATTTAATGGAAGCCGCACACAGACAGCCTGTAATAGTTGGTCCGTCATATGATAAAATCAATGGTCTAGTAGAAAATAATATTGAAAGACAAAATATTATAGTAAATCTATTAAATAAAAAACCAGATGGAATTCATACTACACATAAATTAGCTTCATTAGATCTTATGAAACAACTTTATCGCATAGCAGAACATTGTGATTCAAAAGATCAAGAACAATTAACTAAACTAGCAGATATTTGTTTAAAACAATTGCATTCAAAAAGTATAGAAAAAACAGCTTTTGAACCAATTACAATGACCGCAATAGGCATTGCTGCATTATTAGGATTTATAGCATATAATAATAACGCAGAGCCTGTTGACCAAAAATTATTATCAAATATTACTTCTACCATATCCGAATTAAAAGATCTTACAGAAGGTCATGGATATTTTGATTGGATGAAGAGCATGACCAAATCTGATACATCTAAAGAACTGGATAAACAGCTTAAGTTATGTATTTCACAATTAGAATCATTATATACTGCATACGAACAACGTCAAAAATATGAAGGAATTATTCCAGATGATGTTCAGAACGCTAAAGAAGCATTGGAAATTATTCAACAACCAGCTTTTGCTCAATATAAATCAAGCGCAGAAAAATTTATAAGCAAAGTAAAACAAGTTATGCCAATAATTAAAAGAACTATCGAAATGCTTGTAAAGCAAAAATCTTCTTCTAAAAAAGAACATACTTCAAATTGGCTGGCTAGATTAAATAAAGCAACAGAACTAGTAACAGGAAATGATTTTGATGATGCGATTAGATATTTATCTATGCTAGGAAAATCTTGTGTAGAAACATTAAAAGAAGTTGAAAAAGCAAAACAATATATGAGTGATTTACAAAACGGAATTATCACTCATCCAGCAACAGAAGTTAAAAAAGAAGATACTGATGCTGAAAAAACAAAATCCGAACCTATTAAATTTAACTCTGATGAAGATAAAAAATCAACAACAGAAAGTTCATCACAACCTAAAAGTTTTATGGATGCCGCTAAAGAAATAACATCAGAATTTTCAAATGCTGATGATTCAAAAGTTAGATTAGCTGCACTAAAATTAAAAAATCTAAAAAAATAATTTATTTTCACAAATCTAGGAATATTGAAATATAAAATTGTTATCTAGTAAGTTTTTGATGAAAGACCTCTGTCAATACAGAGTTAAGGAAAAAAGAAAATGGCATTACAACCTTTAAATACAGTTGGTTCTCCTCTCGGACAATTTGATGGATTAGATACTGAAGTTCTCACCCTAAAAGGTGGAGAAGTTTGTTCATTTACTGCCGTTGCACTTAGCGGATCAGATAAAACTGCTGCTGATGGTAAAGACGGCGGAGTTGGAACTAATCGTACAGTAGTTACAAAAACACTAACTGCTGGTATGAAACAACTTTATCTAGCTGATGAAGGTATTGCTGGTTATGGTACTTATTTTGGTACAGTAACTGGTGGAACCGCTGGTCAACTAACTACTGGTGCAGTATTAGGACCTCACACTGCTACTGGTTCAGGTAAAGTTACTCTTTGGGGACAGCCTGGACTTTATAGCGTAACTCTAGATGCAGTCGATACAACTGCTTCAACTGGTCTAACTACAACCAATGGCACTCTAGCTGCTGGCGCTGCACTTTATGCAACTTCTGCTGGATTATTAACTCCAAATGCTGCTGCTGCATTCGATGCTGGTGCAAACGCAACTATCGTTGCAACTTTCGTTGAATTTACTCCAGAACCCGGTCGAGTTCGTTCACAAGGTTATCAAGTTACTGGTACAAATAGCCCAACTGGCGACGTATCAAACGTAATTGCAAAGAGCATGACTCGTGCAACTATTTGGTTCAAAGGTAACTAATTTAAAACTTATATAGCTTAACTTAGTTTAGCTTATATTATCTTAAAAGAGGGTCGAAGAAATTCGATCCTCTTTTTTATTTTTTCTACGCATATGGGCAATTTTAAATATAAAAATGTATATGTGTAATTGTTTGTTATTTTTAATTCACAAAAAAATTAATTTTTGATAAAAATCTATGCATATCAAATAATATATTTTGTACACAACTATTAATTTAAGAAATTCCTTAAATTAAGTTTTCTATAGCTGGGAAACTGGCAATCAAATCATACTCGGAGTATTATAAAATGTCTATGTTTAATGGTTCTGGCGAAATTAACGCCTCCTCACTAAAAGATCTCGGTGCACAACTATCAAAATTCGCTTCCATCATGGAAAATGGTCAATCAGCAAGTATCGCTGGATCACCATCACTTTCAGATGACAAAACATCAGAACTAATGTCACGCGCAATGTTTACCCAAGAAGGTAAAATCTCCTTAGCTCAAGCTATGGCTAATCCAATTCGTAAAAACTTAGATTACCATGGTATTTTCCGTAGAGCTCTAGTTGTAGATCCTATTGGGCAAGGCGTAATTCCCTCATATGAACGTGATATTGACGTAGCCGCTGTTGTTATTTCAGCTCATGGTTCAGGTCCGGAATCTCGTGTATTCGGTGATCGTATCACAGTTCCAACCTTTACTCTCTATTCAAATCCAACTGTACGATTTGAAGAAGTAAAACGTCGTCGATTCAACGTCATCGACAGAGCTGTTCAGAAAGCTCGTCAAGAAATCATGGCTCAAGAAGATGCCAACGGTTTCGCCTCATTTGATGCCGCATCATCAATTGAAAATACCGTACAAGATATCGCTGACTCAGGTCTAATGAAACGCGATCTAGCTGAAATCAAAAAGCAGATTGATAAGTGGGACCTAGTAACTGCCAAGTATTTCATGAATATCAATGAATTCAACGATATTCTAAATTGGGGCTCAGGCGGCGGACAAGGCGTTAGTGGTGGTGAAGTGGATATGGTCACACAACGTGAAATTCTACAAACCGGTCTATTTGGTCGTCTTTGGGGCGCAGATATTCTAGTTTCAAAGATTGTTCCACCTGGAACTGTATTTGGTTGCGCTGATGCTGATTTCGTTGGTGTAATGCCAATCGTTCAGGATATTGAAGTTATGCCAGCCGATGAACCCAAGCGTCTATTACTAGGTTGGGTTGTTACTGAAATGATCGGTCTAGCTATCGTCAATCCACGCGGCGTTGCTTGTGGCAAAAAGACAACTCTAACTCAGTAATTTCAAATTGAGATAAATTAAAGAAGAGGTTGGTTTTCCAACCTCTTTTTTTTTTGTTATATTATGTTTTATGATTTTACATTTACTATCTTCATTTGGAATTGCATATTTTTTAAAAGAAAGTTATTTGTTTTCTTTTATCCGTAATTATTTAATGAGATCTAGTGTTTTGTTTTTTAATTTATTTTCATGTTATTTTTGTTTGGGGTTCCACACTGGATGGATGGAATACTTGTTGACATTTCAGGCATTTGATGTTAGAACAATGTTGTCATATAGCTTCGCATCTGCTGCAGTTAGTATGATAATTAATGTATTTTTGGAATTAATGTTCTCAACAATATTTAAAAACAACAAAAATAATGTTTAATGACTATCGAAAATTCAGAATAATCTGTCCAATTTGCAAAAATAAAATGACTTGTAGAAGAACTAGATATTCAGTTACATTTATTTGTCAAACACAAAATACACATAGATATGAGCTATATTTACAGCACAATGATTGGATCATAGGAGAATACATATCTATTCGACAAAATAATAATATGTATTCGGTTTCACACAATCTTGATTATGATCATTCACAAGAAATAACAAAAATTACATCTGAGATCTTATTTCAAAATAATAAAACGACGAAATTTACTATTGACAAATATTTGATAGATATTGTAAATTTGGAAAATATAATAGAAGAAATTAAAACTATAATGACATTAAATTAAAAGGCTGCAGTTAGCAGCCTTTTTTACATTTACATCAAACATTTTGCAGCAGAAAAAACATCAAAGTTATAAGACTGAGGCAAAATTATATTTTCAGGATCACGTTTGATAATAGATATACATTCTTGTTTAATCTTTTTTTCAAATGTATTAGCTATTTTTTCATCTACTCCTAAAGAAATTAAATCATTTAATGTTTGCCGATAATTATGAATGTATACATATTCAGCATTAAATGGAGTAACTCCTCTACTAACTATATTGTAATTTATATTTTCTTGTAAAAATAATTTCGTAATAAATGTATATTTATCAGGTCCTTTTGATGGCTTTTTTGAGAAGTAAACATTTTTTCCAAATACAGATCTTGGTGCGTATATAGAAAAATAACTTTCTGTGAAAGTTGTATAAAAACTTGAATTTGGTGAATATTTCAAATGTTTTTGATTTAAATTTAAATACTGTTTTGCATATGATTCTGCACAAGATATATTATTGTTATTTACATATTGATTAATTAAAAATGATATTGATGAAACTTGTTTAATCATTTGATTTGAACTATACTTATTTTGTATGTTCAAAACGTCTGTAAGTTTTTTAGACATATCACAATCAACGGCTATCTCTCCATTAAGTTTCGCTTTTGTTTTTAAAGCAGTTTCAAGCTGTTTGGTTTTTGAAGCTATTGCACTTTCTAATTGTTTAATTCTATAATTATTATTTTTTATTTTTTCTTCTAATGTTGTCATCAAATTTCCTATCTATTATAGTGATATTGTTCTTCATAACAATTTTCACAAATTCCAAATGGATGATCGAATGGTAAAGCTTCTTTGCACATTCTACAAAGTCTTCCAGAAACTGCTTTATCTTTTGCAAGTATTTCATCAACTTTTGTAGCAAGATCGTATCTCATATTTTGTACAGAAGATATATCGCAATCTAAATCTTTAAATACAGGATGGATTCCAATATAAATATAAACATCACATTCTTTAATTGATGTTTCAAGATCATTTAAATTTCCGTTAAAGTTTACTTTTGGAATAGGCAATGTATTATTTCTACAGATGCTTTTTAGACATAGTTTCCAAAATTCTTCAGATTGCTTTGTAGTTGGGACTTGAGATAACGTAAAACATTTTTTTAAACCTAAATAATATTCTTGTTCTTTGCTGATGAAATATGAAAGATATTTTTTCTCTTCTAGAGATACTTTTTTAACATATTTAATAATTTCTTTTGGAATAATAAAATTCTTTTCCCATTCAATAAATCTATCTAATAACCTATCTTTTTTGATAAGATCAATGTCTTCAAATGTTGGACCAATATAAGCCACCGATAGATTATCTTGATTATTTCTCATATGTTTGGAAATAAATTTAAGATCTTTTTTAGATGTAGTAGTTACAGTTCCAAAATCAAACATGCCATATCTACCCGCTCTACCAGCAATTTGAAGTATTTCAGAAGTATTTAGATTTCTTTTAATTTCTCCGTCAAATTTTGTAACTTCAACAAAGCAAATATTTTTTGCAGGAAGATTCATTCCCAAGCCAATTGAATCAGTGGCTATACAAATCTTATTTTCACCTGATAGAAATCTTTCTGCTTGTTTTCTTCTAACATCAGGAGGTAAATTTCCATAAATAACAGAAGCAGTAATTCCTTGATTGAGGAAAAAGTCTCGAAGATTTAAAACAGATCTTCTTGAAAATGCAATATATACAGTATTTTCTACAGGCTCATCTAATTTAAAACATTCTTTTGAAACTTTTAGCGGTGTAAGTCTTTTATATTTTTGTACATTAAAAGATTTACCAAGATCATTCAAAATATTTCCAATAAGTTTTTCTGCATTAACAGAACAAATAATATGTAAATGATCAGTTTTACAATTTAATAAAACATTTAGCCAAGCAAATCCACGATTGTGATCTGCAATTAATTGACATTCGTCTAACACAATACAAGGATAATGTTTTGAAGAATCAAACATTTCCACAGTACAAGAAATTACTTTATCATCTTCTTTAATTTCTCTTTCCTCTCCAGTTAATAATGAACAAGGAATACCTTGAGAATTGAGTTTGTCATATACTTCCCAGGCTAATAATCTAAGTGGCGCAAGGTAAACACCACCATTGTTTTTTAAATATTCGAGAGAATTATAAGTTTTCCCAGAATTTGTCGGACCAATATGTAAAGTAATCATCAAAAATTTTTCCTTCTCAACACCATAACCACTATCCAAGACAATACAAATATTTAAAATCTTTAATATTTTTCAAAACTTTACATTAGATGATATTTTTGCATATTTGCTAGACAAGGTATTTTGAATCAAATTGCAATAGTAGGGATTTTATGGACAGAAAAGATATTCTTGAAATATTTAATATTACAAATAAATATGAAGAAGATTGCAGTCAAAAAAGCAAACTAATAAACTTGCGTATTGCAAATTTAAATGATACAAAAATCATAAAAAATGCATTTGATTCAAGACGAGTTTCTCCCACAGAAATAAATCCAAGAAGAAACTTACAAAATTATCAAAGATCAGATGAATTTATTGACACTGAAGTTGAAAATAATTTAAAAAACTTCTTTAAAGTAAAAGCAGCAATAGAAACTATTAAAGATGATTTCCAACTTGATCCAGAATGGAATGATTCATATGCAAGAATACTTTTATCATCTATTGATAATACTTTGAGAATTGATCAAAAAGATTTCGATTTTTCAAAAAAGCAAATGAATTATATAAATGAGCTACTTTTCTTAAGATATAGAATTACTCCAGAAAATATTCAAAAATTCAATGAACAAGAAATAAGATCTATAATATTAAATAAAGATGAAAAACTAAAACACAGACAAATATTTTCAAATTATAAAACAACAGAAAAACCAATAGTAAAACAAAATGATAATTTATTAGATCAGCTATTTGGAAATGTAAAAGCTTCAAAAGATAATAAAGAAGTTGAAAGATCTGTAACTATTACAATAAAAGATAAGATTCTGGAAGACATATCAAAGCAAGGTTAAGTTATGGGGATGAACGAATTTGCACCTTTTGTAAAGAGAAACACAAAATTTGTTGTGAGAAATATATCTACATTTAGAAATAAGGTGATTAGAATTTTTCATTATCCAATACCACAAGGAAAAACAAGAGATCTATTAGATATAAAAGGTGTTGGAGAAGCTGATATTCGAGCTTCTTTATTAAAAGGAGAACTACTTCATAAAATAGAAGCAAAAGAAATAGAAGTAGTTGAATCAGATATAGATCTTTTACAATTTAATGATGCACAAAAACTATTTTTACAAAATGCTGGAATTATAAAAGGACTTGAAGTGACTGGTGGATCTGGATTATTTGGATTTTTATTTAAGCAAAACGTTCCTTTAATTGGAATTACTGATGGAACGAATAGAACATTTTATACTCCAGATAAGTTTTTAAATGGCGTTGTTTCTGGAAATACATTTAAAATTCAAGTATTTCATAACGGAAGATTATTAATCGAAAATTTAGATTATATTATTTCTGAATCAGCAGGAATAGGTACTGGAAATGATATGATCGTATTAACATCATTTATACCAAATAGTAATAGTAAATTAATTGCTAGTTACATGACAAACTAATACTTTTCAGTATATCTGTATAATTACGTATCAAATAATATAGAGATGTTGTTTATGCGCAAGTAATTATCTCTGCTTGAAGAAAGTCACGCTACCTTAAACAATTGGTTAGATGTTCCAGAAAATAATATCATTCCCTTGCCAAATTTTGTCAGTCAAGTTCCATTCATAGATGAGACTAATCTTTCTTTATTAAGATATGGTAAAATTATTGAGCAAAGTTTTTCAAGTGGTTTGTTTGACAAATCTACTCCAGAAGCAGATATCCAATCATATATACAAAATTTGTATAATACTAGACAATCTGAAATATCTAATTCTGCTTCACCATTATCAAAAGTAATTGGAAAAGTATATGATGGAACATCTTGGTCAAATAGCAATCCATTTTCTTTTACAAATACAAGTAAAAAAGACGAAAAACATTATTTGTGGAAAGACTGGATTATTCAACAAAATTTAATGGATGTACCTTATCATTATGAAGTTAATGATTTATATTATCATATTTGGTTTTTAAATGGTGGAATTGTTCATTTTTGCAAAATATGGCTACAATCAGTTCCTGAAATTATTATTCGAGGCGGATATTCTCAGATACAAAATGATTCTGATAAAACTGAATTTGAATCATATTACAAAGATAGATCTGTAAAAGCAGTACCTCAAGTTGATGAACATGGAAGAGCTATAGTAGTACATCAACCAAGAGCAGGATCAGAATGCATTTATGCCACACATAATTTTTGTGATCGAACTACTTGGTTTGGAGAAAGTGTTAGAGTAAATAATGAAACGCTATCTAATACTGGCGATAATTTAAAATTTAAAAGTGTGCATATCAATTGGATTGATATGGTTTCTGGTAAAGTATTGGATGATATTGGTTTAGTTGAAGAGCAGCAGCATTTGAATCCTGAAGATCCGCATGGTTATAAAGTTATAATAAAATCAGATGGAAAAGAAATGGTAGCAAGAGAACCATTCGCAACATCTGGTGGAGATTATATAATTAATTTTGAAGATGGTAGTGTTACTTTTCTATCTGAGCAAAAAGGAATTGTGACTGCATCATATTCATATGAAAATGGCAGTGCATTTACAATTCGTCCAACTCCTGGAAAAATTTTAGATATAGAAACTGCAAAGGCATTATTTTCTGATAATTCAATAATGAATGATACTATTAAATATGAAGTGTTTGGTAATGTAGAAGATTTTGCACCAGAATTAGTTCCAAGTATTCCAAAAGGAACTAAAATAGTAATCTCAGAAACTGTCTATAAAAGATATGTGCAAATTTTAGCGGAATCACATGGACTTCATCTTCCTGCGAATGCAAATGGATATAATAAAGAAGACGCAAATTTATCAATGGCTGATTTTAGATATAAATCAAGAGGAATAAGATCAAATTGTGTTGCTATTCCATTCAGATATGGAACGGTAAGAACACTAAATTCAAAAATGGGCATGGAAATTAAAATTCGCCTTCTTAATAATATGGCATTTGAAGGAGAAGTAGTTGTAATTACGTTGTATGCAGGAAGTCGAACTGTTTAGGAGCAACAATGACAAGAGCATTAGTCATGTCTGGTGGTGGAAGTAAAGGATCATTTACTGCAGGAGCGGTAAAATATCTTATGCAAGATATTGGAAGAACATACGATGTTTATTGTGGAGTATCTGTAGGTGCTTTAAATGCATCTTATCTATCTATGTTTAAGGCTGGTGAAGAGAAACAAGCCTCTGAAAGATTATTAGATATTTGGAAAAATATTTCAACAGAACAAGTTTATAAGTCTTGGTTTCCATTTGGAAGATTACACGCATTATGGGAAAAATCGGTATACAATAGCAAACCATTACAAGACAAAGTACATAATGAATTAGATTTAAATCTATGTAGAGCAAGTGGAAAAGAAGTTCGTGTAGGAGCTGTTTCATTAGATACTGGAATTTTTACATTATTTAGTCAGAATGACGATTGCTTTAAAGATGCGGTATTAGCTTCATCATCATTTCCCGGAATGTTATGTCCTGTAGAAATTAATGGCGAGTGGTATTCTGACGGTGGAATTAAAGAAATATCACCATTAAAAGCAGCAATAGATCTTGGAGTAGATGAAGTTGATATGATATTAACTTGTCGAGGCGGAAGCAGTCCTAAATCAAATTATAATCCAAAAAATGCAATTGAGTTAGGAGAGAGAGTATTAGATCTACTAACGGATGAAATTTTAGAAGATGATATTAAAGTGGCTGAATTATATAATCAATTAGCAGTATTAGGTCAAACAAGTAAAAGATTGGTTAAAATAAACGTAATTCGACCAGACCACGTATTGATTAGCAGTTCATTAGATTTTTCAAATGATAAAATGAATGATCTTATTCAGGTTGGATATGATACTGCAAAAAAAACATTTGTGAAATAAACAACTTGAGTGTCAAAAATGTTTGTGGGTAATTTATTATTTTTACTCATAAACATTTTTTTATGTTTTAGCAAGCAAATAATAAAATGATATAAATTTACATAATAATTATCAAGTTGGAAAAGTAATGCCTAGAAAATATATAAATCATCAATCATTTAGTTTAACTCCATTATATGATAATTTATCAGTTTTATTCGATACGACAGGACTTACAATAAGTCAAACATGTTCAATTGAATTAGTTATTAAGTTACCATCATTTGAAAGTAAAAATATTTTTGATATTGGTATTTTAGGAAATGCTGTAAATTATTGTTATGCATTAAGACAATCGACTACAAATAAAAACGATCTTATATTTTCATTTTTACAAGATAGAACAAAAGATTTTACAATTTCAAATATTGCGTCTGATATGCAAAACAATTGGACACATATTATAATTACATACAATAATACAAATAAAAATTTAAATATATATAAAAATGGAATATTATTTACTACAATAGTTGCGACAGGATTCAATTCAACATCATTTAATACAAATTTCTCCAGTGTTATTAAAAACGTAACAGTAAACAGTAAAAAAGTTTCAGATTTTCCAAAGATCTATCTTGCAAGATATTACAATTCTGCATTAGCAGCTGCATCTGTAACAACATTATATAATTTAATTTTATCAGATACTTTAATTACTACAACACAATTATCAAATTTTAACTGCCAAGTTTCTTGGATATGTAAATATAAAAATATTTCAGTAAATGATTTTTTAACTGAACAAAATGGAAATGTTTTATTTTCTTACAATATGTCTCCAGATTCTATTTATGCTAATAGAAAATATCAAATTTCAAATACATTTACAAATTCTATTTTATCTACAGGAACATCATACATATCTATTCCATATACAACTCAAGTAACAACATCATTTTTTACAATCTCTATGTGGTTAAAAATAACATCTATTCCTACAGTAGAATCATCTATCTTTGGAATAATACCGTCTACTGGAACAATGTTAACAAATGGAATAAGCATATCTATATTAAATAATAATTTAATTGTTAAATTTTCTGGAACAGAAGGCACTTATAATTATAATCAAAATATAAATTTTATAGAAAATAATCAAAATATTATTTTAAATAAATGGAATCTATTTACATTTTTTATGAGAAGTGATTGCATACAGTTGAATATAAATGATTGTTTAAGCTCAAATATGAGTATAAATTCATCTGCATCAGCGTTTAATCCAACAAATATAATTGTTGGCTCAACATCATCTTTTTCAGGATTACCAGGATTTCCTGGAGAAATTGGTCCAGTATATATTTTTTCAAACAGAGCCACAAACGAAAGTCTAATTTCTTTATTTCAAAATCAAAACATACCATCAAATAACATAACCACTTTATTATTAACTAAAGGAACTGGAACAACATTAAATGATTCTAGTGGATTAAATAATACAAGCGCATTAAGTAGTGCAAGTGCGTGGAATCAAATTCAAGATTATAGAAATTCAAGAAATACCTATGCAATATCATTAGATTTTTATAATATGAATGCTGGTATATGGAATTCAATTCCAAGCATTTTAAGTTTTTCAAGAGGATCTGTAGCGACAGTTCAAACAAGTGCAAATAATGTATTGATTACAGGTATAAATGCAAATATACCTAGAATTGGTGATGATGGATATGGTCGTAAAGGATTAATTATTGAAGAACCTAGAACTAATTATCAAAATAATAGTTCACCATTATCAGGATGGACAACTTCAAATTCAACGATATCTACAATTACAGGACCTGCTGGAGAAAATACTGGAGGTTTAATAGATAGCACAACATCTTTTACAGGAAATGCAACAAATACAATTATAAATACATCTGGTGGAACAGCTCCATTAGTATCATCTGGTTGGATTATAGACCTTTCAAATGTTGGAGATGGCACGATAGCTATGTTAACCGATATTGCAAATGGATTTACTGGAACAAGACCAATACCATTATGGACAAAATATTCAGGAGCATATGCAGCATCTACTTCATCAAATGGCACAACAACTATTTATGCAACAACACAAAATGCGTCTTTAACTGGAACTTCTGGATTTGAATTTTTACAAGTTGAAAAGGGATATTTTCCAACAGAATCTATTATTACATCAGGATCTCCCGTAACTAGAAGTGGAGATAGATTGTGGTTACCAGATTCAACGAATATAATTTTTAATGGTCAAGTATCTATCGAAGTGGCTTATTATGCCAAAGGCGATTATAATAAACATTTACATAGTCAAATTATATTTTTTATGAATGCAAGTAATAAAGCATTAATTACTGGTGGGACTGTGAGTGTTGTTGTTGGGGGAGTTACATTAAATTCAACATCATCATATACCTTCAATCAAAATGATCTTGTTGAATTATGGTTAAATGCTGGAAATGGAATACCATCTTGTACAATGAGAATTAATGGTGGTACAAAAATAACACATACATTTGCTCAAACAACATTGTCTGCTTTACCATCTTCAGGAACAATAGATTTATTGTGTGCGGGAGAAGGTGGAAATCAAATAAATGGTAGAGTTAGAACATTAAATGTTTATAATTATGGTTTCAAACCAAGATGGGTTTAAATTATGGCGCAATTATCTCAAAATGGATGGTTTAGTTTAGCTGCCAATTCTACTGGACAAATTCCAATTGTTTTAGGTACAGAAAAAAGCCAAGCAACAACAAATTATTCAATTGAAATGGTAATTAAATTACCAGCATTTGAATGTGGTAAAGTGATAGATTTAGGACCAACAGATCAAGCAAATGCATTTACAATAAGACAATCTCCAACAAACAAAAATGATCTGATATTTTCTTTTAAAATGAATAGATCTGGAGATTATACATTTACAAATGCAGCAATCGATATGCATGAAGTTTGGACTCATATAATCATCACATATAATGGTACAAGTAAATTATTATCATTATATAAAAATGGAATATTTTTTGGTTCAATTACAACATCAACTACAACAAACTCAAATTGGGCACCAACATATATTGCATATTCAACACCATATACAAATTTAAAACAAAGTGAAGCTGTAAAAATATGTATGTTTAGATCTTTTAATATGAAGCTTACACAAACATACGTTACACAATTATATGGAATATTTGTAAATAATTCATTTTCTATATCAGGAACATCTTTAACAATAGATTCTACAATAATATCTAATACATCAGCTCAATGGGAGATATTTTGTTATTATGGCACCTATAATCAATCTGCTGTTTTTAGCGCTTCATTAATACTTGGATATACATTAAATTTAACAGGCACGATAAATTTATACCCAGATAATTTTTGCAGTGATAATTATTATAATTATAGAAGAACAATATTACCATTTACAAATGCAATTATTTCAAATAAATCATCTTATGTTATACTTCCAACAAGCGTTACTGTAAATCCAAAATCATTTTCTATGTGGATTAAACTATATTCATTACCAACATCAAAATCAAGTATTTTTAGTATAACTCCATCAAATAGTAATGTTAGTACATCTGGAATAGCATTAACATTAACTAATAGTGATTTAAGCTTAACTTATGCTGGAACAGAAATATTAAATTCTGATAGGTTGTTATGGATAGATAAATCATTAGATTTTAAACTTAATAAATGGATGTTATTTACTTTTGTAATAAATTCATCAACGCCATATTTTTATATAAATGACTTGCCTATTGGAATAGGAAGTGGTGCAGCTGCATTTATTAGCGCTTCATTTACTGGAAACGGAATGTTATTTGGATCTTCTTTATCATATTCCGGATTCCAAGGATTTGAAGGAGAATTGGGTCCAATGTACATGTTTAACAAAGCAATGACAAGAGCAGATGTTTATAATTTATATAATAATAATATTACTACTGGAATTGCAATGTATTTGTCATTATATGAAGGAACAGGCACTTCTTTATATAATGAGCTAAGTATTGGATCGTCAGGAACATTAAGTGATGCAACTGTTTGGACAAAAACCGCTTAATTTAGTATTATATATAGGTGAATTAAATGACAAAAATTTTAACAGGAAAAGATTTTAATTTTTTTGCAAGAAAAGAAATTTCAGCTACTACTTTTGCTGATGCTGAAGATTTTGAAATTGGTTTTCCTCCAAATTGCGTAACATTTATTAATGAAGATACTGGTGGATCTAATCACGCTGTAGAATATTCATTTAATGGAAATACTGTTCATGGTGATTTGATTCCTGGAACTGCTTGTGCAAGTTTAATATTTCAAAACAGAATGATTACAAAAATTTGGTTTAGATTAAAGTCAGGATCTATAGGAACTCCAAGTATTAGAATTGAAGCTTGGGGAAGATAATTTTAAGTGAAAAGGTAAAAAAATGCAAGATACTTATGTAGGAATAGTTTGTTGGTTTAGCTCTAAAAAGGGATATGGATTTATTTCTTGGGAAAATAAAGAAGATTTATTTGTTCATTTTTCCGATATCAATATTGAAGGATTTAAAACTTTAAATAAAAATCAAAAAGTTCAATTTAAAGTTGGAGAAAATAAATTAGGTATTCCAAAAGCAATTGAAGTTACAATTATCCAATAAAAAAGGCTCCTTTTGGAGCCTTTTTTGTTAGTATAATTATGGTTTTTTAATATATTGAAGTATAGTGATTATAAAAGTAATTAAAGTTCCAAAAATCCCGCTACTAAATAATAATATCAATTTAAATAAAGCTTTGTTAGTATCTTCTGTATCTTTTTGAATTCTATCAATTACTTTTGGATCTAATATTTTTTCTATCGACTCAATTGAATCAACTATTTCTTTTAATTTGTTAAGCACTTCGCCATTATATTTAGCCATCGTTTCATGAGCGTCTTTAATTTGATCAATATCATCATCTCGTTGATCTACTGAATCTGTTAAAATGCTTAATGTATTAATAATTTTGTCATGTTGATTTTGTACAGTAGCATACAATTCAGCTGCTTTTGTATTAATCTCAAGAAGATTCTTCATATTATTGTGATCTAAAACCTCTACTTCTTTTGTGGTTATTCTAGCCATTTTGCACACTCACTTCTATTTTGAGATAACAGGTTTTCGATCATCTTCCGCAAAATCAGCATTTTCCTTTGCAAAGTCTTCATCTGAGATTAATAATTCATCATGAATTTCTTGAGTGACTTCAACTACATTTTTTCTAGGTTTATGTAAAATTGGTATTTCTGATAATTTTATATTTAAATTATGAATGCTTTCTGGCTTATTATTAATTTTAATTATATAATCTTTTTTTTTACTTAATGAACCAGAAATAAATGATTTTTGGATATCTTCTTTGCTTATTCTATATCTTTTTGTGTCAAATAAATTAATAGCCACAAAAGGTGGTATAGATAAACGCAAATCTCCAATACAAACATTTCTGTTTGATATATTTCTTATCCAAAATTCTTCCATATAAATATGTACGAATATTATTATTTTTGCATGTTTATATGATTACGATCAATGCCTCTCCTGGTCAACCAATCAATATTATACTAGTAATTAGAGACTCTAATGGAGCAAGATTAAATTCAATTGCTTTACCACAAGTTTCCAAGATCTTATTACCAAACTTATCCACAGCTACAAATTTTCCTGCAAATATGACTAATATTGATGTTGGAATATATTCTTATAAGTTTGCAGTTGCGGCAGGAGCGACAGCAGTTGGGACATATTTAGTATATGTAACTTACATTGATCCTGTTTCTTCTACATCTAAAGAAGATATCTATCAAGTTATCGTCACAGCTCCATTCGGAAATTATTCTGCCGTAGCAGCTTAGTTAGGAGATTATTATGGCTGGAAATGATATCATATTGCCCATCTATAAAAATAGAGGCGAGACTATTGGACTAAATGACATTGTTCGTTTAAGAGCTGTATTTAAAGATCCGTCAAATGCTTTTATTGATTTAGACGCATTTCCACAAGTAAGTATAATGACTCCAACAGGTTTAGTATCATTGCCTCCAACAAGTACTGGAGTTATTAGAGAAAGTGTTGGTCATTATTTATTTGAATATCATATCGGATATGATGGACCTTTTGGAGTATGGAATGATAATTGGACAGGTACTATTAATGGATTCCCAATATCATCTTCATTTAGTTTTATTGTAAGCTACACAGATCTGCCAGGAATAAATACAGACGGATTTATGAAACTTGGAGATGACCCAGGTTTTCATTATTCTCAAACAGCTATATTTAATATAAATAAGCTTATGAAAACATTAAGAAGAAGATTAAATAGTGATGGTAAATCTAAAAAGACTGATGCAAACGGAAATATAGTTTATGTTGATTGTAATATTTTTAGTGTAGATATGTTAACAACTTTTTTGGCAACATCGCTTACAGACTTTAATTCCGTTCCATATTTTACATCATTTACATTTGAAGATACTATGTTTTTAGATCAGTATCACGAAATTATTGTAGAGGGAGCTACATTACAAGCTTTAGTTTCAAAGGCTTTAATTGAAAGAGGTAGAGAGTTTTCTGTTACAGACAACTCTATTTCATTTACACCTCCAACCGTTTCAGAAATGTTAAACTCACAATATAGTTCATTATTAACTCACTATTATGACAAGTTAAAATATATTAAAAATTCAATGCGCCCTGCAGCTGCTGGTTTAGGAGTCTTACGTCCAATTATGATCAATCAGCGTGCAAGAATGAATGCTCTAAAACGTCAAGGCAGATTGTATTAAGATGGAAAATAAATTTAACAATCAAAAACTATTAGATCTAATAAATAAAATCAAACATGATCTTATAAAAGATCAATCTGTTATTGATTTATTTAAAGAATATAATCAACCAATTGATATGTTTTTAAACATACCTATCTTTTTTAGAGATCTAGATGTTTCTGCTCAAACAAGACATGGATTTATATTTTTAAACTATATCTTATTAAAAAACGATCCTTCAACTGGAAGAATAAATTTAAATATTATAAAGCCATACATTATACATGAATTAACACACGTATTACAACAGATTACGTCAAAGAAACCATTGCCAAGTTCAGATAATGATAATTATTTAGATGATGATAATGAAATTGAAGCTTTTCAAAATCAAGTAAAATATATAGCTGATGATATTGGAGAAGATAAAGCAGAGAAATATGTTGAACAAGTTTTAGATCATCATGATGTAAATAATGACTCTGAAATAGAAAAACGTAAAAAGATATTAATGAAATATGTGGGGAAGTAATGCCTTATTATATGAATCCAAGTATAGTTGGAATTATTTCTGCAGCAAGTGAAGGTAATGGTACAGAAATTACTATAAAATATCCAACAGCATATTCAAAATTATCAACAAATAAAATAGCTTATAATATATACATGTCTTTAGTTTCTGATTATTCAATTCCAAATGAATTATTTAAAGAAGATCCTAAGTTCGTATCATTATCAGGAAATAAAATATTAATACCAAATTTGGTTCCTGGAGAGTTATATTTTTTTGGAATAAGAGCAATAGAATATTCTGACTTAGAATATCCATTAACAACATTACCTACTATTAATGGAATCCATTATTATCCACAAACATTACTTAGTCAAAATTTAAATGATACACAATTAGATGTCCATGTTATTGATGCAAGCTTATTTCCAAATTTTGGAGTATTACAAATTGGAGTAGAACTTATAAAATATACTTCAGTTGATAGAGTTAATAATATTATACACGGAATTGAAAGAGGATATCAAAATTCAAAAGTATCTATTCATAATACAAATGGCTTTGATGGAACTACATTATATTATCCAACAGTATATTTTTTTAAAGGTCATGAAGAAAAAAATACAAAAGTAATACAATGTCAGTCAAGATTTGAATATGATAATCTACAAAATATAACTCCAGATGGATATCATCAAAAAAATAGAGAAGTATTATTTGAAGATCTTTCAAATGCAGATGAAGAAAACAAAAACTTCCCAATGTATGATTACGCAAGTTATCACCAAGCAGACCCAGTTTCTCTTTTAAATGGAGAATGTGTGGGAAGCTATATTGGTGGAGAAATGTTCTGCCAAGATGATGAGACAGGTGTTGGGAGGGTTGTAAGAGGATTTTCTTTACAAGACCAAAACATGCAAAGACAAGAGATGTTATTATCTGTAACTGGAAGAAAAGTCGTATTCTTAAAACGAATTCATTTCGGAATCACATGTCCATGTTTAACTCCGAAATCAGATCATGCAGATGATCGTTGTCCAAAATGCTATGGAACTGGATATGTTGTAGGATGGGAGCAATATTTTAATTCCAGAAGATCTGATGGAAGATTGCTGGTTCGATTCGGATCATTTGATGAAGATATAAAAACAACTGAACAAGGTTGGGATTCTGAAGTACCAACAGAATGTTGGACATTAACGGTCCCAACATTAAGAGATCGTGACGTTTTAGTATTATATGATAATTATGAAAATGAAGTTTTTAGATATGAGATATTAAAAGTAAATAGAAATAATACTATTAATGGATTACAAGGCGCTCAAAAATTTTCTGTACAAAGAATAAGAAAAACAGATCCAATTTATCAAATTAAAGTAATAAAAGATACGTCATTATTTCCTCGAATTATTCAAACAGGAATATCTTCAGAGTCAAATGTTCCAGCACATCAACATACATTTAGGGTAAATGAAAAAATAACAAATATAAATCAAATAAATCAATTAACAAGTTTAGTATCTGGTCATACTCACATTATAGAGAATGGTCAAATGTTGTTAAAAGGTGTTAACCATACACATACAATATCTTTGTAGGAGATCAAATGACTGATTTTATTAATAGTGGAAGACCTATTGGTGGCAGATTAGCTGCTGACGCAACACAATTTTATAATCATATAAATGCACCAGATATTAATTTAAAACATAAAGCTTCAGATATTTCATTAACAAACACACAGCCATATTCTGATGTTCAATCTGCAATTTCATCAATATTAGGTGGAGGAAGTAGTTCTGGAAATTATGTTGTAATAGGTGATGGATTAAATTGTTATCCGAACATTACAACTCCATATTATGACACCGCTTTTGATACAACTAAAAAAGATTTATTTACAAATGCATTAAAAGATCTTTTTACAAATCCATTAAATCCAGGATATCAAAAAACAAAATTTGGATGTGTAGTTTTAATTAAAGCAGGAACATATTTAATAACAGATACTATACATATTCCTTCAGGAGTATCAATTGTTGGTGAAGGAAATGGGACAAGATTAATTAATGCAATGACATATGTTTCTGACGCAGATCAAAAACCTATGTTCTTTGTAGAAAAAGCTGATTCAAATAAAATAAAAAAAACTGTAATATCTAATTTATTAATAGCAGATAATTTTGTTCAACAAAAAACAGATTCATCAAATATTACATACCTTCCAAAAAATACTGTAAAATCATTGGTATCTATAGAGCCTGGATCTAACATAGTTATAGATAATGTTAGATTTGAAGGATTTGCAAATGCACTTACTTCTATAAGCTTAATGCCAATAAGTATAGATCAATCTCTTTCAAATAATTTAGGTACATATGTATGTATAACAAATTGTTTAATTAATAAATTTCAAATTGGAGCAGATCTAATTTCATCAGATGATGTTAATTTTCCATTAACAAATACATCTTTGAAAGATAATTTTACAATTACAAACAATAAATTTTATTTATTTGGAAAATCAGCATCTAATCAAATAACTGCAAATGTAATAAATTCTAATGTGGCAAATATTTCAATAACAAATAATTTTATATGTGAAATATATTCTGTTTATGTATTAAATTTACATTCTGTATTATATCTTGATAAACAGAATACATATATGGTTCCAACTATAGAGTTTCCAGTAATTATAGTTACAAATAATAATATTATATTTAATGATAATAGACCTATTGTTTCATATAATAATTTTACGTCTAGAATATTTTATGAAACAAATTTCCCAAATAATTATATAAATTCAATAAATTTTAATTCATCAAGACTTACAAATCACACAGAATACAACAATAATCTTTTTATTAATGATATTGCAAGTGATAATATTTCTTTGATGCAAAAAGTAAATTCTAAATTTACAATAACTATAGGAGATGGAATATCTTCATTTGGAGAATTTAATGGAGTTACAGCTTTTCAAGATGCATTAATATTTATTGAACAAAATTCAATTACAAATGCAGTAATAGAAGTTAAAAAAGGAAACTATAATATTACAAATATTAACTTATCTTTATCTCATATAGAATATCTTAAAATTATTGGTTTAACAAATAACTGTAAAATTTCAGGAAATCCAATAACATTTACTTCAAAAAGTTTTATAGATATTAATAATATTGAAATTAATTTTAGTTCAACTTTTAATAACTCAATAGTCAATATCAAAGATTGTATAATATTAAAATCTCAAACATTCAAATCTGGATTTTTTCTAGAAACAGAAAAATATTTTAATAAAAATATAGTTAATATAGAAAATTGTAATATACAATCTATAACAAATTCAATAACAGACTCTGTATTTTACATTATTCCTGGAGAAATAAATAGATTAGATAATTCTCCTATTGTAAATTTTACAATAAATAATTGTGAATCATATATTGATAATAGTTGTAATCTTATTAAGATCACTCCAGATTTTTCTGGAGTATTAATAGGTAATATACAGAATTTTTATTCTCCAGATATAACTATACAAAATAGTAATATTTACTTAGGTAATTCTATATGTGATTCTAACTCAATATTAAGTAATAAAAGTATTTTTGATTGTATAACAAAATCAGGATCTGTAGGAGTAAATATTATTATAGATAAATTTACAATATCAAATTGTAAAATTTCATATAATAGAAATGATAGTAGTTCAACTAACTTCCCATTATACTTATATTTTAATCCAAAGACTATAGGCACAACAGATCTAGATAAAAAAGTAAAGATAAAAAATATAAATATCTCTAATTTAGATTTATTAATTGAAAGTATGGATTATACTATAAATCCAATTATAGTTCATAATTATATTAGTTCTGAAAACAATAAAATTAGTATAGATAATTTAAATATTAATACAAATGATAGCACTCAGTTTTCTCATGGTAAACAACCTTCTAATCTTGTGTATGAAAGTTATTATAATTATCCAAGTAATTATAATGAATTTACTATTGATAGATGGGGATTAATATATTTAGATTCTAATGAAATTAAGTTAACAAATTCTACATTTCAAAATTTACCTAGATTAAGTTCATCTGGAGATATTGTAATTAGAAATGGAGATAAATCTATATTTTTAGATAACTTAACTATAAAAAATTATTTACTTGGAGATTATAATTCTAATGTAAATTTACCTTATAGTAGAATTAATTTAGAAATCAATTCTGTAAACACTATAATTAAAAATATAAATTTAATTAATGAAGATATTTCTAATGTATCTAAATTTTCTAACAGTTTAATTTTATTAGGAGCTAAAGCTAATTTAAATTCTATAAATCTAGAATTAGATTCATTTAATTTAAAATTATCTGACGCTGTTCTTGTAGGAAGTAATCAAAATATGTCTTGTGTGTATGGATTAGAAATAAATCCATATCGATCATCTAGTAGATCTTTAAGTATAATAGCACAAAATAATAAATATAAAAATATTAAAATTTCTAATATGAATATTCAAAGCACTGGAGGAGCTATTGCTTTTGCTTCTTTAGGAGAAAATTATAAAATAGAAAGTTTATCTATAATAGATAATTATATAGATTTATCTGCTTTAGGTATTTTAGTAAATACAGATAAATCAAGAACTATAAATATAAGTAATAATAATGTTACAGCTCATAATACTCAAATTTGGATAAATTATGCTCATAATTGTACTAACTCAGCTTTTAATTATGTAGATAGATTTTATGGATTAAATATAATCAATAATAGTTGTTATGGAATTCATGATAATACTATTTATAATATCAGAATAGAATTTTCTTCAGATAGTAATACTATTAAAACAGATCTCTTAAAATGTATAGTTAAATCTAATAATTGTATAAATAATCAATTTAATTCTTATGGAGAATTAGGTTCAATATATGTTTCAGATTTAAGTCCAATTAAATTCTACGATAGAAATCTATCTTTAACTAGTTTTTCTCATGGATTAGAAACTAAAATAGATCCTGGTACTACAGATCGCCTATTTTATTTTAGTGATGGAGAACGTATGTTGTATAATCTAGCTATTTTACACAGAGTTTAATTCAATGTAATTTTTTCACATCTATTTTTCTAGTTCAAAATTCGCATTTTCTCACAAAAATGCACAAAAATCCCAAATATTATATATATTATAATTGAACGAAGTGAGATTATAATATATATAATATTTGGTCGTAGACCCAGATAACGCTTTTTTAGATATTTATATATAGTTCGATAAATCTCACTATATATAAAATCTAAAAAACCTCATGTTGTGAAGATTTATCTTCTCACTACGTTCAAAGATATATCATCACAACAGGGATTTTATATTTTTTTTTTTTTTTTTTTTTTTTTTTTTTTTTTTTTTTTTTTTGATATTTTCTCACTACGTTCAAAAATATATCATGAGATTTAGATTTTCTAAAATTTTTTTAGAAAAAAAATAAAAAAATTTTATGAGAAAATTTTTCTCATTTCATATAGATAATATGAAATATTATTTATATATAAATAAAGCTCACTTCGTTCTCTTTATTATATATAAATAATATTTGTGTTTTTCGCTTTTTTCAAGCTCAAATATATCAGGTTTTTTTGACTTGAGAATCGATTTGCCAGAAATCAGTAATGACCATATGTTTTTTATGTTTTAAAAGTTGTTTTTGGTACTTTCTAGGTTCCAGAATGAAAGTTGGTTTGTGAATATCAATCAAGAATACATCTATAAACCATTTGAAGGCATCGTAAAAAAATTTAAAAGTTTCTCTCGACTCAATACTGGCAAATGGATTAAAACGCTTTATAAGTCGAAAGAAAAGTTTGAAATAATTCAAATGATTTGCATGTTTTATTGTCAAATTCTTGTTGGATGATGTTTTGAATATTGAGTTTGTGAATGACTTGAGAATGCCTTCACAAGCCTCGCAAATCAATTATAAAAATTGCAAAAGTTTTCTTCGACTCAATGCTCATTTATAGTCACAAATCGTTTATAAGTCAAAAGAAAAGGTTGAAATGATTATAAAGATTAAAATGTTTTATTCCGCATTTTGAATATGTTTGAAGGTTTTGTTGTTTTGAAGTCTAACTTTAGGTATGACTTTATAATGCCCATGTAGACCCCTAGGATGTGATTAGAAAAATTTGAAAGATTAAGTCGTCACATTATGCGCAATTACATTAAAGCCTCTTATAAGTTAAAAGAAAAGTTTCAAATGATTATAATGTTTTTAACGTTTTTAACGTTTTTTATTGATTTACTTGCAATAAGTTATTGTCAAAATTAAAAACAGTCATCTGCAATTCTTTCGGGAATACCTCTACAAACCTCTATGATGCTATTAGAAAAATTTGAAAGATTTAATCAACACATTATGCATCAACTAGCAAAAGCTTTCTATAAGTCAAAAGAAAAGTTTCAAATAATTATAAAGCATTATTATCAAAAAATCGCTTTAATTTGCGTAAATTGGTTTAAATCGACTATAAATCGTTTTTGTGTATATTGGTCTTGGTCATCGAGCTAAAGTTTACAAAATTTTCTACATGCATCCTAGGTCGATACAGAAGGCATTCCGAAGATAAATGCAAATCCAAATATCATTGACAATCAAAGCGGATTGCAAATAATAATGTTAATAACGAATATCAATTATTTTTTCGACATATAATAGAAAGAGGGTAAAATATGGAAGCTTTAAATCAATTATTAAGTGTGCA